GATGAGAATGTATTATTAAAATTAGGTTTCAAACAAGTTACTGATAGAGTATTTATGAAAGGTGATTTTGGTGTTGAGTTAGGATTTTTTAATTATTTTCTAATTAAAGTTGATAGTCATGTATTAAGAATAGGTAATAATCAATACGTTCACCAACTTGAAAATATGTACTTTGCACTTACAGGTGAGGAGTTAACATACAATTGTTAATAACTTTTATTTTTATATATGCAAAATATTATTAACTTTGATGAAAATAATATAACAAATATGGCAGATTTAAAATCATCCTCTGAGAAAATCAGAGAAGCTAATGAGACTCATCTCTCATTACATCAAAAAGTCCACAAGGCTAAGTTAACAATCGGTAAAATAATCAAGAATGCTCAGAGTCATCACTCTAAGTATGCTGATCTCAATGCTATCATGGCAGAGGTTGAGCCTGTGCTCCTTGAGAATGGCTTACTACTCATTCAACCTATACAGGACAATGCAGTATGCACTCAGATCATTGATATTGACTCAGGTGATATGCTTGAGTCATGCATGAGCTTACCTCAGAATGTCAATCCTCAGCAGATGGGTAGTGCCATCTCTTACTATCGTAGATATACACTACAGGCTTGCCTTAGTTTACAGGCAGTAGATGATGATCTTTAAGGCAGCTCTTGAAGCCATTAACAAAGGTGAGTTCACAGCTGAGGAGCTAAGAGCTAAGTTCTATCTAACTAAAGAACAGGAGGCACAGTTATGAAGTGGCGCCCATCACAATTAGGGAAGCTCATGACTAACTCAAGGAGTAAGTCTGAGGTATTATCTGAGACAGCTAAGGCTGAGATTAGAAAGATAGCTAAACAAGACTTCTATGGTTACAGCTCTGAAATTAAAACTAAGCCAATGATCAAAGGCACTGATTGGGAGCAGGATGGAATTGACTTACTCAATGAGGTTAGGTTCACAAAGTACGCTAAGAACAAACTTAGGTTAGAGAACGAACTGATGACAGGATGTTGTGATATCCTTCTTGATGATCTAATCATAGATATCAAGAGCTCCTGGTCATTAGAAACCTTCCCAGCTACACCTGATGAGGGAGAGAACTCAGATTATGAGTGGCAAGGTAGAGCATACATGTGGTTATATGATAGACCATCATTTGAGCTCATCTATACTATGTATGATACTCATGATGATTTATTGACTCCTTGGGATAACTTATCTATCCACAAAGTTAAGCACATTGATCCTGCTAAACGTATCACAGTGATTAGATATGAGAGAGATGAGCAATATGAGGACTTAATCAAGGAAAGACTTATACACTGCTCAGAGTACTATTCACAATATGTAAATATCTTAAATAATAAATAAATGAGATTCTTATTAGTATTTTTATTAATGAGTTGCAATGAAGTTAAAGAATGTAAACCTCAAGATACAGAAAATTATGACATATTTGAGGATACTATTATAGAACTTAACTTAGACTCATTAACATACGATTCACCTTAATAAATAATAAACAATGTCAGATTTAACAATCAAAGGAGCTATTAAGCTCATCAATGAGATCAAAGTGATCTCTGATAAGTTCTCAGTTAGAGAATTTGTAGTAACAACAGGAGATAAGTATCCACAAGATATCATATTCTCTACAGTCAATGATAAGATGGATCTTATTGCACCTTATAAACCAGGTCAAGAGGTTGAGGTATCATTCAACATCAGAGGCAAAGAGTTCAATGGTAGATACTATAATACTCTTGATGCTTGGAAGGTTCAACCAGTAGGAGCTCAAACCACACAAACTGAGGATGATGGCTTCCCGTTCTAAGACTATCTATATCAAAGATGGTCAGACATTCACTGACTCAATTAGAACTGAACTGTTTGATAAGATATCCAGGAGATACAAGATCATTCACTTAGCTGAAGATGTTGGAGTGGATAAGTTCCAAATGTACAGATTCATGCATGGACATGAAGTTACAGGCAAGTTCTATGATAAAGTATTTAATTATTTAATAAAGGGGAGCTAAAACTCCCTTTTTTTTATTACCTTAGCAACATGATAGGATATCTTACACCTTTAGTAGTATCATGGTGGTTCACTCACTTCGAGCCATTACAAGGTATCATTGATAGAGTGTTCCTTCGCATAGAGGCTGATTGGTTACACACAGCTCTTGGCTGTTGGAAGTGCATGAGCTTTTGGACTGCATGGATATACTCAGGATCATTTATAACAGCATGTGCAACATCTTTGGCAGCAGTATGGTTGAACAAACTTATATACAATCAATAGACACTATCCTCAGCTTACCTGAGGATCAGTTACTCACTAAAAAGAGTCTGATACAGTTACAACGCATCAAGAATGAGATAACAGGAGGCAGAGAGAAAGAATGCTTCTGCTCAATGGTACGCAGGAAGGTATGGCTTAAAGACTTCATTCAATGGTATGAAGGAACTGCTTGACATATATATCTCTGAGAACTATGAGGAGGTGCTTAAGTACACTCTTCACTTCTTGAAGGCTCTAAACATTCCTGATTCAATAGATTCATCTGCAGTCATTAACAATGCTTACCTATACTGCATAGGGCTCCAGGTACAATGTGATACAACTGATAAGGCAAAGAGCTATCTGTTCAATACTATCAAGTATGAACTAATATGGACTCAAGGCTCAAGAACCAAAAGAGATGATGTCTATAAGTCGCAGGAATATTTAGGTGATTGCATAGATGATACTACTGAACTTGAGACTAAGATAGAGATAGAGGATAACTATAACTTTAAGAAAGCTATTATTGAGATATATAGGAACAACATAGATGATAGGATAAAAAAACTTATCTTTGAAGCTTACTATGATAAAGGATACTCAACTCAGACTGCACTGGCTAAGTACTTCGATATTAACACTACATCGGCTTACTTCTTAATTAAAGAAATTAAAGAAAACGTAAAACAAATACAATATAGGTATGAGGAATGTTAACATCATAGGAATGGCATCTTATATCTTAGCTTGGGGGTTCACATTTAGTCTCTTTACAGATAACTACGATCTGATGAGACAGCTGGGAGGATTAACATTCGGAGGATACTTATTATTCATTATAATTGAAAATTATGAGCAACATTAAAATCAAAGAACAATACCTAACTAAGACTGTTAAGGTATATGATCGTATCTTAGGATCACGCACTATAGTAGTGGCTAAGATTGACATGAGTAAAATAGCATACTACCAATCCATTGGACTTGGTTATCTATTCGAGGAAGTTACTACTACAGCTCCTGAAGAGATTAAAGTTATTAACTATCAAGCTGTTGAGACTGAAACTCCTAAACCTAAGAAGAAACGTAAGAAGAAACCTGCTACAGATGGCTTGTAATATTATAACAGCTCCAAGTATAAAATGTCCAGGTAAAAAATCAGATTTACCTTTTGACTTTACTGTAAATAGAAATAACTTTACTGTAATGAATATTATTATATTCAAGAGGTTAATATTTAAACACTATAGATATGCCAACTCCTAAACCACAAGAACCACATGATGACTATATCTCAAGATGTATGTCAGATGATGAGACACTAAACAAGTTCCCTGATGAGGAGCAACGCTATGCCGTATGTGAGTCTATGTGGGATGAGGCTAAACAAACTGCATTCCACAAGTACAGGCAAGCATTCGCAGAAACATCTTATACTGACTATCCACAAGCTGCTATTAATAATGCTAAGACAGCACTCAAATGGGCTGATGAGAATGGATGGGGATCTTGTGGCACTCCTATTGGAAAATCAAGAGCTAATCAATTAGCTAATGGTAAAGCTATCACAAGAGATACCATAGCAAGGATGGCAGCCTTTGAACGGCATAGACAGAACTCAAAAAGAAAGCTTGGAGATGGATGTGGTAGATTGATGTGGCTTGCTTGGGGTGGTGATGAAGGCATTGAATGGGCACAACGTAAACTTAAACAGATTGATAATGGCAAAGCATAAATACATTGAGACTCCTGAGAAAATGTGGGAGCTATTTGAGGCATATCGTAATTGGTGTAAGTCAAATCCAAGATATCAATATTCACTTTCTACTAAGACAGGTGAGGCAACTCCTGTTCCTCTTGAGAGACCATTAACTCAAGTTGGATTCAGATGTTATGCTGCTGATATGGGTAGTACAGTTAATGATTACTTTGCAAATAAGGATGGGAGATATTCTGAATATGCTACAATCTGCTCACGTATAGAGGAAGCAATTAGACAGGATCAGATTGAGGGAGGTATGGCAGGACAGTTTAATGCCTCCATAACTCAGAGACTAAACAACCTTACTGAGAGGGTAGATACAACCACACAAGGTCAAGCTATCAATGAGGTTAAGGTTAATATTATAAAGCCTACTTAATATATATATAATAAGATAGGTTAATTGTAATAGTACTTAATATAGTGCTATAGCTAAACTATTGCCTAAAAAATGGAGATTAATAGTACAGTCATATTTGAAAAAAACTACAATGCTCTAACCTCTGATGCCAGGTTCATTATCAATGAGGGAGGTTCAAGGTCATCTAAGACTTACAGCCTTTGTCAGTTGGTTATAGTTTACTGCCTACAAAACAGGAATAAGGTAGTAAGTATCATCCGTAAAACCTTCCCAGCATTGAGAGCCACAGTCATGAGAGACTTCCTTGAGATCATGAAAACCTTAGAGCTCTATGATGTGAACAAGCACAATAAGTCTGAGCACATCTATACCTTTGACAATGGCTCTATAGTTGAGTTCTTTTCAGTAGATGATGAGCAAAAGATTAGAGGTAGGAAGAGAGACCTGGCATGGTGCAATGAAGCCAATGAGCTTTACTATGATGACTTTACTCAGCTCAACATGAGGACTGAAGGTAAGCTCATCTTTGATTATAATCCATCAGAGTCTAACTCATGGCTCTATGAGTTACCAGCTGAGGAGAGCATCTTGATTAAGTCAACCTATAAGGATAATCCATTTCTGCCTGAGTCTATCAAGAAACAGATTGAGGACTTAAAGAGAACTGATGAGGCTCAGTATCAAATCTATGCCTTAGGTGAGAAAGCTATAAGTAAGACTAACATTTATTCTAATTGGACATTTGTCAAGCATAGACCTGCTAAGTTTACTGACTATGTCTATGGACTTGACTTTGGTTATAATCACCCTACTGCCTTGATGAGAGTCTATTGGAGAGATAAGGATATCTATGTTGAGCCTGTGTTATATGAAAGTTATCTAACTACTACTGACTTGATTGATCGCTTGGATCAGTTAGGCATTGAGAAGAGTATTAACATCTTAGCGGATTATTCTCGGCCTGAGGCAATAGCTGAGATTGATAGAGCAGGTTACTACATTGAGAATGCTAACAAGGTAGTAAAACAAGGTATCAACAACATCAAGAGCTTTGGTATATTCTGCGAAGACCATCCTGCAGTTAAAAAAGAATATGAGAACTATAAGTGGAAGAAAATAGGAGATACTATTACTGATGAACCTGTCAAACTTTGGGATGATGCAATGGATGCCATCCGATATGCTGTTACTCATATCAAAGAGGAATACTATACTGATGATGCTTATATATCCTTCTAACAGGATTCCAACTTAAATACAATATAGGTATGGCAATTTCATTCATAGCTGAACCACAAGATTTTACTCCTGCATATAATGAGGTCAAGTTCATAGTGGACTCCACTAACAAGAACCTTGATGGCTTCAGATACATCTTTGAGATATTTGAATCAGGAACAGCTAACAGGATAGGTTATTATAAAGCATTGCCTACTTATGGGACTGGATATGGTGAGCAGGATATAAGTAAGCTATTGAGCAACTTAGTAAGCTTTGACTTTGATCCATCTATCAGTACATTCTATGATGCTAACAACTCCTATTATAAGTATGACATAGAGATAGGAGAGGAGTACATATTCACGTTGAGTTATACTGCCTCATTATCAGATGACAGCGGTAATGTTGAGATAACTCCAACAGCTGCTCATCCCTTTGTTGTGGGTGATCAGCTCAATATCATTCAAGCTGATGGAGGTGTAGCTAATCCAGGAGTGGAAGGCTTACACACTGTGATAGCTGTGAATGGCATAACTTCATTTACAATCAATGCTTTGTGGAGTGAGGTTACTGATGCGACTATTAACGGTTCAATCAAGTATGCTGATAACAGTAAGACTGTGAACCCGGGTATATTAACAAGTGTTGATAAGTATGTCTTTAATGGAGCAATGCCTTGGATAGATATGCCATTCTATGATCAGAATGATTATCAGCTTGACAATGTATCAGGACTATGGTTAACTAATCAACCAACAAGCTTTCACTGTACACTGACTCAGGACTTATGGCTCAATGCTAAGGATACAGGAGTAGCTCTGAATAAAAGAGTTTACTTTGAGAATAGCAATGGAGATATATTCTATAAGTCAGTAGCAGGGAGTGAGTATATTAAAGGTATTGCTGTAGGTTGTAATAACTATGGTTCATTAACCTTAGTGAGTGGTACAGCAGGATTAATCAAGGCAAGCACTGACTATTATGATATATGGTATAGTGATGGAGCATTGAACCCTGTTAAGTCAGTTAAGTATCGTATCATCATAGATAGAAGGATACAGATATCAGAGACACATATCATGTTCTTAGATAGAATGGGCTCATGGAGTAGCTTTGCATTTCAGCTCAAGTCTTATGAGAATGGTCAAGTAAAGAGAGACACTTATAATAAGGATGTACCAGGATATGTCAGTGGGGGTGAGTGGAAGTATAATACTTATGAACAAGGACTTGTTAATTACTCAACTCAAGTATCTAAGACTTATGACTTGAACACTAACTGGATGAGTGAGAATGAAGGCATCTACTTCCAAGAGTTGATAACATCACCTCAGACTTATATGAGAAATGTGATCTATAGATTGAGTGAGGACTTGCTTAACTTATATGATGAGGAAGGATGTGCTATCAGAGTTCCTGAGTTCACTGAGTATGTGAGTTGTAATGTTACTACTAACACCTTTGAAGTATTCAAGCAACGTAATAAGAACTTAATCAAGCAATCAATACAAGTAACCTTATCTAATAACGATATCATCAATGGTTAAGATAGTACTTGATACAGGTATCCTTGATGTCTCATCAAACATAGTATTCCCTATCACATTTAGTATAGGTGATATTAGAGATATCTCAGCAAGAAAGGGAACATTCTCTAAGACAATCACTCTTGAAGGAACTAAGAATAATAATGAGCTATTAGGTAACTATTATGATGTGAACATCCAGGCGGGAACGTTTAACATCAATGCCTTGACTAAGTGTCAAGTGATTCAGAATGGAGTGCCTGTATTAGATGATGCTTTGCTTCAGTTAGTGAGTGTTAATAAGTCTCAGTATACTAATAGCTATGAGGAGGATGTGACATATTCAGTATTGATTAAGGATAGTAAGGCTGAGTTCTTTAGTGCTATAACTAATGTTAACCTAACTGATTTAGACTTCAGTGATCTTGATCATACCTTTGATGCTGCAACTATTGTGAGCAGCTTTAATAATACTGTATCTGATGGCTATAAGTATGTGATGCCTTATAGTAATGGTAATGTATATCAAGCTAATGAGTTCAAGCCCGGCATCTATGCTAAGACTTACTTTGATAGGATATTCAGCAATGCAGGATTTACTTATACATGGGCAGGCTTAAGTGATGCTCACTTTGATAAGTTGTTAATACCTTATAATGGAGATGTTAATAACCAGGATTACAATGACTATTTAGTTAAGGCTACTAATACATGGACTACAAGTTATGTTCAGCCTACAGGTGTGAATCAGACTTTCCAAGAGAATGTTGACTCAGGATGGACTGAGGTGATTGACTCTCAGAACTTATATGATCCATTGACAGGAGAGTATAGCTCTCCATTTAATACAGATGCTTTATCAGGTGAGCACTATATGTATGAGCTTACTATTGGAGGCACTATATCACTTGATAACACAAGTGGAGGGAATGCTATCCTTGACTACATTGTAGGAGGATATACAGTAACTCAGAGATATAGAGTATTCGCTGAAGTGTTTGTATCAGGCTTTGGTAATGTTAAAGTATATGGTTCAGCAGTAACTGTTGACTATCCATCAGGCAGTCCTTTGCCTAATGGTTCTACAACTATCTTAACCTTTGCTCAAACATTGAATATACCTGCTGTAATTAATGGGATAGCTCCATCTATTGACTCAGGAGATATACAAGTGTTATCTATTGGAGTTGATGTACAAGGATATTATGATGGAGTACCAGGTCAAGTCTATTGGTTTGATAATACCTTCAACTTTGTTGATGTTAATGTAGTACTTGATTTGAGTTCTATTACATTAAACATCCTGCCATCTAATAACATACAAGTAAGCGGTTCAGACTTAAGGATGAATCAATATGTACCTGTAGAGATAAAGCAATCTGACTTTGTTAAGTCAATCTTTCAGATGTATAATCTTTATGTTGATGTTGATATTGATAATCCATACAATCTAATTCTTACACATAGAGATGCGTATTACGATTCAGGAGCAGAGAAGGATTGGAGTTCTAAGTTAGCAAGGAACAAGGAGCAACAGTTAATGTTCTTGCCTGATGTAACTAAGAAGAAATTAAAGCTCACTTACAAAGCTGATAGTGATGATGCTAATGTAGTGTTCACTCAAGCAACAGGTGAGATATATGGTCAAATTGAATATACCTTTGAGAATGAATATGTTAAGGATGTTGATACTAAGGAGTTACTATTCTCCCCGACTCCAGTATATCGTACAGTCTTTGATGCGTATGTACCTGCCTTAAATGGTTCAGCTCCAAAGGTTAACTTAAGAATCTTATATGATGGAGGACAGGGCACATGTCAACCGTTTGATATAGTGGAATTTGGCACAACAGGACAGTTCGGAGTTACTGACTATCCTGTACTTGGTCATTTTAATGATCCACTATATCCTACCTTTGATATTAACTTTGGTACTTGTGATTATTACTTCTATCAAGTTGCTACATTGACAGCTAATAACCTCTATAACTTATATTGGAGGAGGACTGTCAATCAGATAAACGTAGGCAAGATGTTGATAGCTTACTTTGATTTAAAGGAAGTTGACATACAATCCTTAAAGCTCAATGATAAGATATACATAGATAACTCATGGTGGAACATAAACAAGATACAGGATTATAATGCTAACAACAATGGACTCACTAAGGTTGAGTTGATGAGCATAGATACTGAGATTGACTTAGCTCCATTCTTAACTGGTAATGGTGCTCCACTTGGAGATACTATCACTGCAGTTGGATTAGATAGCATCTTAAAAACTCAGAATCAAAACAGTAATGTTATCATGGAGGGTTCAGATGTACTGGTTAAGGGTAAAGGTAATGTTGTAACTGCAGGAACAAAAGGAATAATAATAGGAGATAATCAGACCTTATCTGATGATGGTATAGTTACTAAGAACTTAGTAGTAACTGAGACTATTAATGGAGCCGCAGTTGTGCCTTATAAGAAGTATATAGCTTTGATTAGTCAGACAGGCACTGCAGATCCTACAGCTATAGAGCTTGAGAACACATTAGGTTTTATAACCTTATCAAGGACTTTTCCTGGCATCTATACTATAGACAATGTTGATAACTTATTCACAATAGATAAGACATGGATAGTAACAGGTAGTGCTTGTAATGGATGCGGAGGTAGTGGCACAATGGCATTAGTTAACACAAGATGGGTGTCAGACACTCAGATAAACTTATACACATCAGATGATTTAACTTTGGCTGATGACATATTAGATAAAATGGCAATAGAAATAAGAGTATATTGATATGAATGAAGTACAGATACCACTCAAGATAACAGGTATAGCAGCAATCAAAGCTGAACTTAGAGATATTAAAGATCAGATGGCATCTGTTGTTAATGTTGATCCTGCTAAATTTGCAGAATTAGCACAACAGGCAGGAGTTCTTAGAGATACATTAAATAGTGTCAATGGTCAAGTACAACAGATGGGACAGGGTTCTCAATATGCTCAAGCCTCTGCTGGATTAGGTCAAGTACAAGGATCATTAATGTCTTTGAATTTTGCTGATGCTACTACTCAATTAGCAGCACTATCAACAACTATACAAGGGATGACATTTGCATCTGTTACAGCAGGATTAGCCTCAGTTAAAGCTGGTTTTTTAACTTTAGCCTCATCTATATGGACAGCAACAAAGGCATTCTTAGCATCTCCTTGGGTGTGGGTTCCTCTTGTTATTGCAGCAGTTGTTGCAGCTATAGCTCTTGTATTAAAGAAGTTTGATGTATTGAAAGATGTTATAAAAGCAGTTACTGATTTTTTCAAACCACTTATTCAAGCTTTTAAAGATTTTGCAGATTGGTTAGGATTAACTGATAATGCTCTTGAGGAATCAGCTAAAAAGCAAAAAGAATTATCTGAAAAAAACATCAAAAAAATTGATGCTCAATTAAAAGCTCAAGAGGAGCTCCATAATATAACAAAGGAGTTCACTGATGAAGAGGTTAAGATGATGGAGGAGAAGCTTGGCATTCAAATAGATTTGAATAAAAATATGTTTGATATAAGAAAGGAAGGGGAACAGCAGAAGCTTGCTGATATGGATAAGGAGATAGATCTTATAAAGAGACAAAAAAATCAAAGTGATGAAGAGAAGGCAAGGCTTAAAGAATTACAAGAGGCAAGGAAGGTTCATGTCAATAATATCATAAGTCTTGAACAGCAGAAAGTACAGGCTCAGATAAAACTTAATCAGACTCTTGATCAGCAAATAGCTAACTTAACAGCTAAACAGATAACTAATGAGAAAGAGAGAGCTAAGGCAATGCTTGCTATTCAAGAGAAGGAAGCTCTTGCTAAGGCTGATGCTTTATTAAGAGAGGCTGTTCAATTAAATGATCCTACTGCTCATCAGAAGGCTTATCAATTAAGACAATTAATCATCAAGGACTTTGAAAGACAAAGATTAGAGATTGAGAAGAAAGGTAATGATGCATCTGCAAAAGCAACAACTAAAACCTCAGAAGCTAAAACTAAAAGTGAGGAGAATGAATATACTAAGAAATTAGCTCTAATAAAGAAAGAGAATGAAGAGAAGTTATTGCAAGCTGAGAAAGATAAAAAATCTGATGAGGAGATTAGAGAAATAAAAGCGGTGGGTTTAGAACGTGAACTTGAATATGTTAAAAAACATAAAGCTAAATTATTTAAAGTAGAACAAGATGGCAAGAATGCTATTATTAAGTATGAGAATGATATTCAAAAAGAGAGAGATGCTAACTTTGAGGCAAGGCAGAAAGCTGAGGATGAGGAAAAAATTGCAGCTTTAAAGATAGCAGAGCTTGAGGCTAAAGATGATATTGCTAAACTTGAAGCAAGTAAACTACTTGCAAGAGAAGAGGCAAATATAGCGACAAGAGCTCTTGAAGTTGGTTCTGAGGAAAGATTATTGATTGAGGCTGAGACAGCTCAAAAGATAAAAGATATTGATAAGGAGATAACTGCTAAGAGAATTGAAGAGATACAGAAGAGATTAGCAGCTAATCAAGTTGAGGCAGAGACAAAGTTATCTAAAGAACAGTTTGACTTAGAGAGAACTAAGATGAATATTGAACAGCAAAAGCTTGCAACTGAGAGTATCTTAGATTTACAACTTGAGGCTTTAAATGCTCAACAAGCTGCTGAACTTGCTGCAACTGATTTAAGTGAACAACAAAAAGAGGCTATTAAAGAGAAGTATAGACAGGCTGAGATTATAGCTAAAGAGGAACAAGCTAAGAAATTAAATGAGATTGAGGCTAAACAAGTAGCTGATAACTTGAACTATGCTACAATGGGCTTACAAGCTACTCAACAGTTAACTGATTTGTTCTTTACTTTTAAAAAACGTAAATATGAACAAGGAACTAAAGAGGCAGAGAAAGCTGCAAGGCAAGAGTTCGCTATTCAGAAAGCAATGAATTTAGGTATGGCTGTAATAGATGGAGCTAAGGCTATCACATCTATCTTGGCTCAGTATCCTAAGTTTGATGGTGGATTTGCTATGGCAGCTGCATTAGCATCAGCAGGTATTGCCTCAGCAGTTAATATTAGTAAGATTGCCTCTGCACAGTTTCAAGGGGCAGGAGGAGCACCAGCAGCACCTCAGATACCTACAGGTGGATTTGAAGCTCCATCAGTAGCGGGAGCAGTGCCTAATGTAAGTCTATTTGGACAGGCTAATCAGTTGAATAATGTTGGAGCACCAGGAGAGGCAGGACAGCAGAACATAACAGTAACAGCTGTAGTTAGTGAAACTGAGATGACAGATGTACAGAACAGAGTTAATAAGATACAAAAGAACGCAGAACTATGATAAGTTATCAAGCACTGATCAATGAGATCACAGCATTTTATAATAGCCATATCCAGGTTAAAAAGGTAGGATCAGACTTCTTAGAGCAGTTGCCTAACTTTGCTACTAAGGATGAGAAGTATCCTCTTGTATTTATAGCTCCTGTTACAGCTATTCCAAGTGAGAATACTAACACAGTAAGCTTAGAGATATATTGCCTTGACATTATACAAAAGGATAGAGCTAATATCACTGTAATACTTTCTGATTGTCATCAGATACTTGTTGACTTGTTTAACTACTTTACATTCTCAGATAATCATAGCTTTGATGTATTAGGACAGCCAACTCTAAATCCTTTGAACAATCAGATACTTGATTATGCTGCAGGGTGGATTATGACTATGGATGTTGATATGAGTAACTGGACTGATTGTCAAGTTCCACTTATAACAGAATTGCCTGGATAATACAATATAGTTATGGCAGGAAGGCTTAAGATATCACAGATGACTCCTAAGGGAGCTGATCTTGACTCAACAGATTTATTAGAGGTAAGTGTTGATACAGGCTCAGGTTATGTAACTAAGTCTATAACAGGAGCTGAGATTGTCGGAGGAGGAAATGGTATATATGTTCCTTATACAGGAGCTACTCAAGATGTTGACTTGGACACTAATAAGATTAGTGCAAGATCTGTATATATTGAAGGAACTAATGGAGATGGACATGTACACCTTAAGCATCAGAGTGCTGATGCAACGGCAACAGGACAAAGTACTTCTTTATATGCAGATAGCAATGGAGATATAAAGTATAAGAATGATAATGATTATTATACTACTTTAAAGACTTCAAGTAATACAGCTGATAGAGTATATACTTATCCTGATCAGAACTGCACACTTGCTCCAAGAGAGATAACAAACGTAAAGAAGTCATCATCTTATATATTAGTTTTAAGTGATAATTATAAGCTAATAGAGATGGAAGTTAGTACGGCTAACACATTGACTATACCTACAAATACTGCAGAGGCTTTCCCTATAGGAACTCAGATATTGATATCTCAGTTGGGCACAGGTCAAACAACTATAACACCTGATACAGGAGTAACATTAAGATCAAGCGGAGGAAAGACTAAGACTGCAGCACAATATTCAATGTGTACTTTGATAAAGAGAGGTACTAATGAATGGTATTTAAGTGGAGATTTAACAACATAAAAATAAAAAAAATGGCAACTAATTTAATAGGTGAACTTGTAGCTAATAGAGGAACTTTCATAGTTAATAATACTGTTGAAAAAACAGTTAATATTGATGCTATTGTAGTTCTTGAGGATACTGTGTTCAGTTTAGTTAAGATTGAAGGAACAGACGTAAAGTCAAGCTACATAGCGGCAACAGGTACAGCAGTAAAAGCTGGTGCAATATTAACACCTCAAGGTACAGCAGTATTTAGTGGAGTTAAGTTAACATCAGGTAGTGTAGCACTTGTATTAGCATAGTCATGTACGGTTACGGCAATAGTATGTTTTTAGCAACACATGGAATATTAGCAAGGTCAGGCGGTGGTGGAGGTATTGATCCTGATGCACAAGCATTCATAACAGCTGCTTCAATTACAGATTCTACTCAACAAAGTGCTATTAATCAATTAGTATTAGACTTAAAAGGATATTCTATTTGGACAATGTTTGATGCAATATACCCAATGGTTGGAGGAACTGCTACTAAACATTCATATAACCTTAAGAACACAGCACAATATCAAATAGGATGGAATGGAGGTGTTACTCATAGTAACTTAGGTGTTCAATTTGGAGGTGTTAATGGATGG